TTTACAAGTGAGAGTTTGCAACCGTCGTTTTTAAGAATTACTTCATCAATTGGTAACTCAACAATTTCTTTTAAGTGATCAACAATCTCACTCCACTTTTCTATAAACTCATTTAAATATAAACTACCCGTTGTTTTTGAATCTCTGTTAAATAACCAAGTCATTATCTCACCACTTTACTCAGGCGCACTATATAACATTACGTCATATAGGGTTTTTGATCGGTAACCGTCTTCGACGTATAATTCAACGTCTCCATACTGCGCATTCATGTCTTTATTAAATTTAATATAAACATTGGCGATAGCAGTATTGAGGTGTTTACCATCAAAACATATGTGACTCTCTTTGTGATCCTTGGTCAATAACCTATAAAGATCACCCTCAATCAATTGCTTTTCAACTTTAATGTTTGAACCAATTATATTGTAATGAGTATCTAAACAGTTATCGATTACAAACTTGTCTTTAATAAGTGTCTGTTGAGTACTACAACTAGCGAGTAACATGACAGCAACCAAGGGAAGCCCAATGCTTATAAGTTTGAACAGTCTATCTTCTTTCTCCCATCGTCTCATTATGCACCTCTCTTAGTTTGCAATTTTTAACTCAATCGCACCGTTATAGTTAACAACTCGATAACCGATGTAACCTTGAGTATCACTATACTTAAAATAAACTTTAACAATATTCCCAACTTTAACCGAGTTATTCCACCCCTTGAGATCATTAAAAAACAACTCAGTCTTACCGTTCTGTAATGAGATAACCATTACTTTTTTATGTTCACCTAGTTCTTTAATCTCTATACAAGTACCAAGTATTGATCTCATTATTACACCTCTCTTAGTTTACTAGTCTCAAGGGTTCAACTTTAAACTCTATACGCTTATCGATGATGTCACTCATCGTCTCATCAACCCATGAATGGAAGTCTATATAACTACCGTGTGCATCTTCCTCAAGATCGAACTCAACCGATGCAACCAATAACACTCGTTGTTTCATCTCATAACTAACGTGAACAAAGTTATATTCCATTTCAAATGTTATAGCGTCTTTAATAGTCATGATTACACCTTCCTTTTCAAGTCTCATCAGTTGGCCTATGTGACCAAGACGGTGCCTTACGACACCGTTTCGACTACCTTTACTTCTTGTTTGCATACTTCTTTAGGATGTCATCGCCTGTTAACTTCTTCCTTTTAGCTGGTACGTTGAACTTAAGGCCATTATCAGCTACAAACTTCCTAAACTTCCCACCCTGACAAGTACTGACGTTGTACATTTTAGCGATATCCTTTGCCATTTCATTTTTAGGTCTCCAATACCGGCCATCCTTCTCACAGATTACCTCTGCGGCCTGTACATTGACCAAGACTGTTAGTGTGATTACTGTTAGTAGTTTCTTCATCTTTACACCTTCCTTTATAAAGTTATCGTTGTGTATAGATATGTTAACAGAGTTAGTAACTTTGTTCAAGGATAAATTAAAGGTGTGTAATAATTACAGAGTTATAAACAGTGTAATTACAGAGTTAAAATATAGATATGGGATGCTGCGACGGCGGGTAATGACACTTACAACTTATTTCAGAATGTTTGTTTGCGACCTCTTGAGAGGGCCGCAACACATTGAACAACCAATGGTTATTGTGTCATTATAATTTGAAAATCACTCTTTGTCAACCCCTTTAATTTCAAGTACTTACAAGCGTATATTTTGTTACGGTGTGTTAAAGCTATTATTCCCTTGGTGTATTTATAAAGATACAGAGTTATAAACAGTGTAATTACATAGTTATTTTATGTAATTTATAATTATGTGGAGCTATGGGGAGTTATGTAGAGATGTGTGGAGCTACGTAGAGATAGAGTAACAATGTTAAGGAACGGGGGGATTTAATGGGCCGAATATCTCTACAACTCCATCTATCTCTATCTATCTCCCTCTATCTCTATCTATCTATAAAGAACTCTCCATAACTCCCCATAACTCTCCATAACTCTCCATAACTCTCCAGGCCTGGCCGGGATTCAACGGTATTTAACAGTATTTAAAGGTATGCTTAGGTATACGTGACACTATCAGAACGTCATGTGGGCCAAATGAGAACGTCACTTTTTAACAGTATTAAGGAAATTCCAAGCGTGTTGAGAGTATTATAGATAGTGGAGAGTATTGTTTTATAGTGTGGAGAGTTTTGAAGCACATTGAGAGTATTATAAAGAGTGGAGAGTATTGTTTTATAGTGTGGAGAGTTTTGAAGTTTTTAGAGAGAGTTTTTAGATTGAAGGGGGTGGGTCAAAGAATCGGGAAGCGTGAGATATATGTAAGGGTCGTCTAAAAAACCTTTGTAAATTTTGACGAACTTTTTTAGCTACCTATAATAATGTATCGTCTACCTATAAATAAATGCACCTATAGTAATGTACCGTCTATCAACATCAACTCTCCACCTTCTCTATATATAATTATTTAAAATTTTTGTGAGTAATTTCCCAAGGTTAAGACCACATTGCGCATCTTTAAAAATATATGTAAAATTTTTTTTATAAACTAATTAATTAACCTTGGAGTGTAACAATGAGTAACCTTGGTCATAGATTGGGAGAAGGGAATACTACGAAAACTGAAAACACCATTGAAAGAATGAAGAGGAATTTGAACTATCAAGTGTGTGAAAAGTTTAAGTATTGGGAGTTTGATATAAATGAGACTAAAGATGGTTCCTTGGTAGTGTACCACGATAGAAACTTTAAGAAGTATGGTGATAAGAGAAGACTTCGTGATATGACATTAGCGGAGATTAAACATGAGTATCCTTTCGTACCTTCTTTAAAAGAGTTATTAATAGCAATGAAAGAAGAGACTATTAGTAAACCTATTAGAATAGAGATTAAAAGGTTGGTGTCCAGTAAGGGAAGGGATGCGATTTTACGTTTAGCTGAAGAGTTTAGACGGAGTGTTCACAGTGACGTTCAATTTATTGCTTTTAGGTCACATTTTAAGAAGTCGTTTCCAAAAGATATGCGGGACTATTGGGCATTTGAGTTTCGTGTGAGAGAGTTCAAAGTGTTGAATGTAAAGAATAAGAAGCAGGACTTGTTTAATAATGATGATAGTCTTATTAATAGGTTTTTGAATTGGATTTAAAGGGGTGAGTGATGAGCAGACGTAAAGACTTCCCGCTACCACCTATTGAACCAAGGGGCGATGAGAGTGAGGGTAAGCTTGATGAGTATGAGAGTAAGTTTATCTTTGATAAGTGTTTGAAGAAAGCTAATAGATATGATGAGTCGGTGTTAAGGTTCATAGAGGCGTTTGTAAGATGTAAATCAATATCTCAAGCATCCTATGAAGCAGGGATACATCATACCCTTGGTTATCGTATCAGACATAAAAGAGACGTAGCTCGTGCCATACAGGAGTTAATAGAGAAGAGTGCTATTAAGTATGGGTTCGATAGTAGTGAAGTGTTTGAGCGGGTTAAAGAGGTTGTAGACTTCGATCCGATAATGTTACAAAACGCAGACGGTAGCTTTAAGAGTAATCTTCATGACATACCCGCTGAGTATCGACGGGTTATAAAGAAGCTTAAGGTAAAGAACATCTATAATCAAATTGAAGATATGAACGGGATGAAGGAGAAGATTATCGTCGGTGAGGTTATTGAGTATGAGTTTTACGACAAGTTGAAAGCTTCTGAGCTGGTTGGTAGGGAGAAGGAGATGTTTAAGAATACTACGAAGGTTGAGCATAGTGTGACTAAGGACATGGCGAATATATTGCTTGAGAGTGCTAATAGAGCAAAGGAAAGGGATAGGAATGTCATAGAGGTTAAACCAGATAATGTGTCATAACCAAGGAGGGTTAGGATGATCTTGGTACATAAAGGGATACAACCAACTGAGAGTATAATACAAATTGAAGGTAGTAGGAGGGACGTGAGGTTTGAGTTGTTTAAAGATGGTGGGTATCGGATATGGACAACTCGGATGCTTAGAAGTGGTTGTAATAAGTTAGTGTACGGAGATTTGGAGAATGATAGTTTGATTTATTGTGAATATTGTGATGAGTTTTTTAGTATAGATCAATTTGAAATATATGAGGGGTTGGAATGACAACTGACGAGTTCTTTAAATTATTACAGATACTTCATGATAAGAAAATTCACTTAGTATTTTATTACAATCCAAAGAGTACCTACTACAATCTGAAAATTAAAACTCCGCAAGGTGAAGATAAGTATATTGCTAATACTGACTTCAATTATATTAAGGAAGGGTTACAAGTTGTGTGGGGTCATTTATTGGATGGATATAAAACTAAAGATTTAACCACTCTCCCAGGTGAACCGTTTGGTTCTATACCGGAACCTATGCCAATGCCCGGTGGGTTTCCAATACCAGGAGTGAAGCAATGAAGAACTCTGACATAGAACTTTTTAAGAAACTCATTGATGAAAACAGATACGACTTCGTTAAGCTTGCGTACATTATATTCCCATTTGGTGAGAAAGATACTGACCTTGAGGACATGGCACCTTATGATTGGCAAGTTGAAGAGTGGCGCAAGTTATCAGAACACCTTACCAACCCTGAGACACGTTATACTACCTATCGATTAGTTATCAGTTCTGGAAACGGTTCTGCTAAGACAGCTTTCGGTGCCATGACTATCATCATGCTCCTTTACACTCAGAGGTTGAAGGCGAGGATAACTGCCAACACCGACCCGCAGATGAAGCAAATTGTATGGCCTGAGTACGACATATGGTTTAGACGTGCTAGGTTTGTTGATCATTTTTTTGAGAAGTTCGGTACGTCCATCAAGGCAAGGAACACCAAGTTATCTGAGAGTTGGAGAGTTGATACTGTCACTTGGTCTGAGCAATCCCCTGCTGCTATCTCAGGACTTCATAATAAGGGTGGAGCGACTTGCTACGTATTTGAAGAAGCACCGGGTATCCCTGCGGTTATCTGGCAATATGCTTCAGGTGCTTTTACTGAGACAGGTACTATTAAAATTCATATGGCCTTCGGTAACTCCGATGATCCTGAGAGTAAGTTTGAGCAGAATATGGTGTCTCCTTTATGGAACTCTCGAAGGATCGACACTAGAACATTAAGTCATATTGACCCCAAGCAAATTGAAGCGTGGTTAGTTGATGCTGGTGGTGATGAGGACAATGATGACTTTCGAGTACGTGTGCGTGGATTACCTCGGAAATCGGCCAAGGACTCTATTATTAGAATGGAGGTTGTCGAGGCAGCGTTAGCACGACGACATAATTTCGACTTAACCAGTGTAAGTGACTTCCCCGTAATACTCTCCTGTGACCCTGCATGGACGGGTGGTGATGAGACAACCATTTGGTATAAGCAAGGTCATTATCAGTGTCTTTTGGAGCGATATAAGCTCCGTAAGCAAGAGGGTGAGACTCATCAATTGACATACAATAAGTTGTGTTATTGGGAGAGACGGTTAAATGCTGATGCTGTTCATATTGACCAGGGGGAAGGAACGGCAGTTTACACCTTGGCCATGAACGCAGAGAAGTACCATTGGGTACTTGTGTCGTTTGCTGGTAGTCCTACAGATACGATGGATCCTAAAGAGAGTGAGTTCGGTAACATTAGAGCAATGATGTATTATCATCAAAATAAGGCACTACTTACAGGTGGTGTTTTAGATTCACGTCAACCAGAGTGGATTGAAGATATTAAGAAGCAGTTATGTTGGACCAAGGGTACTCGACATAAGGTTACTCATAAGAAAATGGCAGAACCTAAATTGGAAATTAAAGATCGTGTAGGTAAGTCACCCGATATTGCTGATGGTGCTGTATTACTTTTTGCCCATAATGTGATTGACAAATTACCCGAACATGAGATGGACTTTGAAGGTCAAACAGCGACGATAGGGAGAGGTGCAATGAAAATGGTTGACCATCAAGTTTCTTACGAGGATGATTATGATAACTTATACTGAAGAGAAAGTTTATGATCATATCGAAGAATTAGGTAAACTGGCAAGTCTTCATTATCTCGAATCACACCCTTATGAGGATATTCCACTCAATATTTCATGGGAAAGATTTATCAAACTAGAAGAGGTTGGTATTTTAAAGTTCTTCGCCATGAAGGAGAATAACCAACTAATTGGGTATGCTATCTTCACCGTTCATTACAGTTTAGAGTATCGAGATTCGTTACAGGCCTCATTGAGTAACATATTTATTCACCCCGATAAAAGAGGCAATGGTGCGAAATTTATTTTATGGTGCGATGAGCAATTGAAAAAACTTGACGTTCAGGTAGTATATCACCATGTCAAAGCTCGAAACGATTACGGGGTATTGCTTAAAAGACTTGGCTATGACATTATGAATATTGAATATTCTAAACGTTTAGACAAATGAGGTACTTATGTGTTCTACCGGCGGAGGGAATAGTTTTATTGAAAGTGTCGTCGACGTAGCTACCCAAATAGGAACTGGTGGACTAGTTGGCTATAAATCAGATGATGGTGGTCTTGGAGCAGGTTTATTCGGCAAACCCCTAGTTAAGGGTGCAAAAGAGATCACAGGTGCCGCCGCTGCTGAAGAGGCCAATGAGTTGGCCAGACAGCAATTGGAAGAAGAGAGAGCAACCGCATTGAAAGAACGTGAAGAAGCAAGAGCACAAACTGCTAGAGAACAACTGAAAGCGTCCAGGGGTGCGGCAGCAAGTAGAAGAGGCGGTCAAACCTTAACGGGTACTCGAACAGGTGCCGGTACAATAGGGGATGAAGAGGATTTTCTAGGTCTATGAAATACTCGAAGCAAAAATGTGAATTTTTAAGACACCAAGCTAAAGAAAAGTTTGATAATGTTCGTGTAACTTGGTGTGATCTTTTGCGTTGGGCATTACCTCACAGGGCCACATGGATATTGAGTCAAACTCCAGGTGAAAGAAATAACCAACATATTGTCGATGGTACTCATAAACTCGCTTTACGTTCATTTGTAGCGGGGTTTTTAGAGGGTAACAGTTCTGCTTCTCGTCCTTGGTATCGAGTAGGAACGAGGAATATAGAACGAGGTGAGAGTGACGAGGCGAAAGCGTGGTTGCAACATTTCACACAAAGAACTTTAAGTTATTTATCATTCTCTAATTTTTATCACGCTGCTGGAAATTTCTATTACGACTATGGTGTAGTTAACACTGGCGCACATTATTTTGAAATTCTTGATAATGGTTTTTTCGTCCACACATTGATTCCAGGTTCTTATTATGTGTTGAACAACTCTTATGGTGAAGCTTCCATTCTAGTTAGAGAGTTTTCATTGAACGTTAAATCCGTAGTTGAAACCTACGGTACTTATGATGAGAATGGGAAGGCCGATTGGTCTAACATTTCCGATAATGTTCAGAAAATGTATCGGGAAGGTAACTATTCTCAAATGGTTGATATCGTCCATGTGATCAAAGAAAATCCCAACTTTGATCGAATGAATCCAGACCAACTTGGAAACCGTAAATGGTTAGAACTAACTTACGAGTTAGGTGGTGGTAGTGGTCATTATTTCGCCGAAGGACAAGAATTTGGTGACAGTATATCAGGACCAGACGATGATAAATTCCTAAAAGTGTTTTCAGGTAAGAGGAAACCTTTCGTCGTTGGAAAATCAACCAATACTTGCGAATATGGGGAGAAGGGTCCGACAATTGATAGTTTGGGGATAATTAAATCCTTGAATAAGAAAGCAATCAGTAAAGACCAAGCATTAGAACAGATTCTTAAACCTTCCTTACAAGGTCCAGCTAGTTTAAGAAAAAGTTATGTTTCCCATGCTCCTAATACTTTTGTTCCACTAGATAGTAGAGCAATTGCAGGTAAGCAAAAACTTGAACCTATTTTTCAAATTAATCCAGCTATCGGTGCTTTGGTTCAAGATGTTTCAGATTTGAGACAGCAAATTGATAAGTTTTATTTTGCTGACTTTCTTCTCTATCTTTCTAAAAATCCAAAAACAAGAACTGCTACTGAAACTGACGCTATTCTCGAAGAACAACAAAGAGTAGTAGGGCCAAACCTTCAGAGTTTAAATGATACTTACAATGTTCCTGTACTTGAATGGGTAATGGATTATGTAATGTTTGAAGATCCTTATCTACAACCAGTACCAGAGTCTCTTGAAGGACAGTCTCTAAGTCCTGATTTCATCTCAATATTCGCACAAGCTCAGAAAGCTGCCGATCTACCTGCAATTGATCGATACGCTGCCATGATTGCTAATGTTGGTCAGTTTGATTCTAAGATTCTACAGAAAATCAACACTGACAAACTTGCAGACTTGTACGAAGATCGTCTATACTTACCTTCCGGGTTGAATAATCCTCAAAGTAAAGTAGAAGCAATGAGAGATCAGGCGAGACAACAAGCTGAAAGACAGCAAGCACTCGAACAAACTCTCCCCGCCGTGGCAAAGGCCGCTAAAGATGCTTCCGCAGCTCAACAATTACAGCAATGAAGACAGAATTAGAAAAATACCATGAAAATTTAGATAACCAGGCACGACTCGAACACAGAGATGTTCTCTTGGCCATTGGTGCAATTATAAAAACCAAGGAAGGGCAAACGCTATTTAAATATTTATTTAAAAGTTTAGACGTTGCTAAATTGCCAGAACCGGAATTGGATGGAAAAATTCTTCATGAATATTTAGGCTTTTTACGGGCCGGTAATTCTATTTATAAACTTGCTTGCGAAGCAGATGCGGAAATAGCTGCTTCCATTTTAGCTAAAATTGAACGGGAGAGATACAATGACCTCATCGAACAGTACAGAATCGAACAAGGATACGAATCAGGAAACGACAACTACGAGTAGTGGGTATGATGTTGATACGAAACCTGTAGAAACCGAAGGTGATAAAAAACCTGAAGATGGTGACTCAAATCTTGATCAGTATGGGTACGAGAAAAATCAAGATGATGAGAAGAAACCAGAGGAAGACGATAAGAAACCTGAAGAAGGTAATGAAGACGATAAGGTAGATGATCCAGCTTCGGGTTATGATAAAAAGCCTGAAGAACCAGACGTTGAAGAAGATGATGATAAAAAGCCAGAAGAAGACGATAAGAAACCTGAAGGTGAAGAGAAAGAATTAGGTAAAGAAGACGTAGAAAGTCTCGTTAAGGAATTGCCAGATACTTACGACAAAGATTCATTATCGAAATTTGCTCTTGAAAATAAGTTTTCCAAAGAACAAATTGAAGCTTATGTCAAGTTTGCCAAGGAAGAAAGCGAGCAAATAAAGAAAGAGCAATTAAATCAAGTAAAGATCACAAGGAAACAGTGGTTCGAGGAACTCAAGTCCGATAAAGAGTTCGGTGGAGAGCTTTTTGATAAAAATGTCCATCAAGTAGAAAAATTATTGGCAAATCATATGCCAAATGTAAAAAAAGTCTTGACAGAAAGGGGTAGTATGTTGCCTCCTTATCTTATGAAAGATTTATTGAGCTTGTCTAAAGCATTAAACCCGAGTACAAAGCTCGTAAATGGCGAACCCAGTAAATCTAAAGTTAAAGAAGGGAACTTCTTAGACGAAATGTATCAATAATTTGGAGGTAAGATATGAGTGCTTTAGGATCAGAACTTCTCACTCTCGCCGATGTGGCGAAAAGCAAAGATAAGCAAATTGGTAAGGTAGCTGAAGTCCTCGTTCAGCACAATTCAATGTTGCAAGATTGTCCATCAATGGAGATGAATGAGGGAACCATTCATAAAGAAGATATTCGTTCAGCACTCCCTGCGGTTTATTACCGTAAAGCGAATCAGCCAATTCCGGCAAGTAAGAGTACAATCGAAGAGAGAACCTTTCAGGCGACTCACTTCGAATCAAAATCTCAAATTGATCGTGCTGTTGCTGAAAGAGGCGGGATGGATCGAGTTGCTTACAACCGATGGAATCAAGCTCAAGGGCACCTCCAAGCTCATGCTCAAGAACTTGCGAGTTTGATGATCTACGGATCGCCTTCAACTGCTAACATGAAAACTGCAGGATTTTTTGATATTTATTCAACCCTAGCTGCTACAGAAGAAACTTCTAAGCAGATTATCGATGGTGGTGGAACCGGAGCAGATAACACTTCTATCCTTAAAGTTCATTGGGGCGAGCGTTCCATTTTTGGTATTTACCCTAAAGGAACCAAGTGGGGGATTCGAAGAGAAGATTTCTCCAAAGGTGGAAAACTTGTTAAGATTCCTGGTCTTGATGAGAACGGAAATGCCGGAGATTTCTGGGGTTATGAAGAAGATTTCCTAACTGATCACGGACTTGTTGTAAAAGATTATCGTCAAGCAGCTCGTATTGCTAACATTGACGTTTCCGATCTTTTAACCGCATCTCCTGCAGATATCATCGACTTGATGATTTCAGCTAACTATAAGATTGATGATCTTAATAATGGAAAAGGCGTATGGTACGTGAACCGAACCATTGAAGCCCATCTCCATAAGCAAGCATTGACGAAAGTTGGTGCTGGCGGCGGTCTTTCTTTCGAGAACTTTGAAGGTAAGCAGATCCTTACTTTCCTTGGTGATCCCATCCGTAGAATGGACGCTATCTTGAATAGTGAGGCGCAGGTAACAGCTTAAGTTTTAAACTTGAGAGGTCGTAAAAAGCCTCTCATTTTTACTTTATTAAAAATTTTCTTGGAGGATACCCATGAGATTCGATATTCAAAACCAATTATGTGTTGCCCAAGCTTTTACTGGTGCAGCTACCGTTTCAACTAATTCTTACGAGAAGCAGTCTGCTGCTCAAGATATCAGCATTGGTCGAAGAATGGCCCTACTAGTAATGCCAACCGTTGCCGCTGGTGCCGGTTCAACTTCTCAATTTGAAGTTATCCAAGCTGACGATGCGGCCCTAACTGTCAACGTGGAAGCATTAAATTCAGTAAGTGTTGCCGCTGCTGATCTAGCACTTGGTGATGAGGTTGAAGTTCCGATTCCCCAAGGTGTTATGACCAGGAAATATTTAGGTCTTAGATGTACTATTACTGGCGGTACGACCACTCTTACAGCAGATGTTTATCTTGTACCTCAAGATGAAATCGCCAAGTATAAGTCGTTCCCTAAAGTAAACGATGCTACTGTTTAAGAGGTTGAACGATGAATAATATGCCATCAATGCCAAAAGTGAACGATAACTCTCTTCCTGTTGAAGATATAGAAAAGAATGAAGAATTACACCTTCCTCAATCTAATTCTCCTTCACAGGAAGAGATTTTCCCTAAGCAAGAATACGTAGGGGGTGAAAAAGACATTGCAACCAATGTTAAAATGCCCCTCGCCCCCAAGAGTGGGATCGAAGTCGTAGCGACCCGTAAAGGTTTCTACGGTCAACGTCGCATCAATGAAGGGGATGAGTTTCGTGTTAAAAAATTCGAGGATCTTGGTCAATGGATGAAATGTAAAGATAAGGATCTCGAAAGGCAGCGAGTAAAATTTTTCAAAGATAAAAAGGCGAAAAAGTAATCCATCGCCTTTTTGATGCGAGGATGAAATTATGTCTTTTACAAAAGTAAAAATCTACAATATCGCTTTATCCGCACTTCTACTTTCCCGTGAAATCATAGACATTGAAACCGATCCTAATCAAAATGAGATTAGGGTCTTAAATACTTTCTGGGATATAGCGTTAGAATCTACCCTTCAAGATCTCGATCTCGATTCACTCTCCCAACCAATTAGCCTTGAACTCTTGGCCACTTTAGAGGACGATAATCCTTG